AGGCGCAAAGTTATACAAGGTCGATTGTTGCGATAACAAGAAAATGGCCAAGATTATGGCTGGTTCTGATATTGTTATTCATACAGCAGCAACTGCACATGAAGGACTATCCGTTTTCAGTCCAGATTTCATTACAAGAAATATCTTTCAAGCAAGTGTCTCTACAATCTCTGCCGCAATTCAAAACAATGTAAAGAGATTTGTCTATTGCACATCAATGGCTCGTTATGGTTCACAGAAGACACCATTCAAAGAAACAATGACACCTCAACCAGTAGACCCATATGGTATTGCTAAAGTTGCAGGTGAAGAAGTGTTAAAGGCATTGTGTGACACACATGGCATGGAATGGAACATTGCTGTGCCACATAACATTGTTGGTCCTCGTCAAAGATACGATGATCCATTCCGTAATGTAATGAGTATTATGATTAACCGTAATCTATCAGGTAAACCTGCTATCGTTTATGGTGATGGTGAACAAACACGTTGTTTCAGTTATGTTGGTGATTGTATCAACTGTTTAGAAAAGATGGCTTTGGATCCTGATATCAAATATGAAGTTATCAACATTGGTCCAGATGAAGGTACAATTACTGTTAAACGTTTATCTGAACTTGTTGCAAAAGAAACTGGATTTGAAGGTGAAGCAATTCACATGCCAGATAGACCACGTGAAGTCAAACATGCAATGTGTTCTGCTAACAAAGCAAGAAAACTATTAGATTATAAAACAAAAACAACTTTGGAAGAAGCAATCAAACAAACAGTTGAGTACGTTAAACAAAAGAAACCTAAACCTTTTGACTATTCATACCCATTAGAAATTATTTCTGATAAAACACCTAAAACATGGAAAGATAGGTTAATGTAATGTCATCGATTGGTTTCTTTAACTGTGTATCAAACCAACCAAGAGCAACTGAAGAATCAATAAAGACTATCAGACAATATCATCCTGATAGTTTTTTTATGATTGCTTGTGATGGTGGTCCTGATTATTATGATTTGTGTAAAAAATATAACATTGAATATTACCACTCACAAGTTCAATTGAGTTATCCTGTTCAACCTTTTGGTTACAGAAAAGATAAAATACTAGAATGGTTGAGTCGTTTCTACATTGCTTGTATCAAAACAAATACAACACATATGATGATGGTAGAAGATGATGTTGTATTGGTTAATCCTGTAACAGTAGAAGACGATTGGGAAGTTGCAGCACATGACACAACTGCTGACAATAAGTTTCCAGAAAAATTCACCGATATGATAAGAGAATATTCTGGTGTTAAACCTCATGTGACAGGTTACGGTGCAGGTGGTGGAGCAATATTTAAAGTAAAAACATTCATCGACAATTACTTTTCTGTTGTTGAATGGATTGAAAACAATGCTGACTACATACAAGACAACATTTATCCTACAATGGGATGGATGGATTGTTATATGACATATTTCTATTTGTTAGCTGGTAAAAAATATTCAAACAACCCATATCTTTATAACATCTGGCCAACAGATAAGAATTTTGATTTAACCAAGTTACCAAAAGAAATACAGATTGTACATAACTATAAGAGATACTATGATTGAAAATTATGAAATGATTAACAATGGTCATTGGCACCAAATAAAAACAGTTGGTGAGATGATGAAATATGATGATAACTACATGCAATATTATACTAAAATGGACAACTCAATGTCCAGACTCAGATATGAATTGATTATTCAACACATTGGTATTTTCAGGTCAATACTTGATATTGGTTATGGAGATGCTAACTTCCTACAATATTGTTTCAATAGAGATAAGATTTGTTATGGCAATGATATATCAAATTATCCTTTACCTAGAGGCATCGATTTTGTTGAAAATGCAGGTGATAAAGAGGTAGATGTTGTCACATTTTTCGATTCATTAGAACATAGAACCGAATCTGACCTTGTTTCATTTTTAAATACACTCAAGACCAAATATATTGTTGTATCTCTACCATGGATGCATCAAGGTTTAGGACCTGAATGGTTTAGAACATGGAAACACAGAAAAGAAAACGAACACTATCACCATTTTGATTATATTGGATTAATTAATCTATTGAATGAAGCAAACTTTGATTTGATACATGTTGGTAATGAAGAAGATGTTATACGTAAACCGGTAAATCATTTACCTAATATTTTGACTGTGATTGCGAGAAAAAGATGAGTGATATTACTATTGTAACGGCCTTTTTTGACATAGGTCGTGGTGATTGGAGTCCAGATAAAGGACTTCCACATTATTTGCAAAGAACAACTGATACTTACATTGAAAGATTTAGTAACTTAGCTAAATTGGATAATGATATGGTGGTCATAACATCAAATGATTTGATTGATAAAATTAAACCACACACAAATAAAAACACATCTATCATAACAGTAGATTTCCAAAAATCGTTTATAGAACTACGTGAAAAAATAAAGTCTGTACAATCTAATCCAGAATATCTTCAAAAGATAAACCCCTCACAGATTCGTAATCCGGAATACTGGAGTGCAGATTATGTTTTGGTTAATTTATTGAAATCTCACTTTGTCAATCTTTCACAATCTGTTATAAACACAGATTTGATTGCATGGGTTGATTTTGGTTATTGTAGAACTAAAGACACACTTGGTGGTCACTCCAAGTGGCAATATCCATTTGATAAAGATAAAATTCACTTCTTTAATATTAAGGAATGGGTTGAAGGCACTTATATACAAGACGTTATTTCCAACAATGATGTGCATATTACTGGACCCTGTATTGTTGGTGGTAAAGAAGTGTGGGAAAAACTTCAGATGTTAGTTCAACATAACACCAATGAATTATTAAAGAATAATTTGATTGATGATGACCAAACATTGTTGTTAATGTCTTACTTAACCAAACCTGATATGTTTGAATTGCATCCTGTTTCTAAGGATGATTGGTTTATTGTTTTTAAGGATTATAATGAATCTGTATCTTAAATCTACCGCCAATCTTGGCGACTTTCTAAATTCTATGCCAGTTTTGGCTGGATTGTCTATGTCTTATGGTCCAATTGACCTAATCATTCGTAATGAGATGAGAAAGTTTAAAGGCATCAAAGAATTTATTAAATTTCAATCAACACTTTTTAATGAGGTGAATTTCGATGATGAAATATTCTTTAGTGGTGTAACTGAGATAAGTTCATGGACTAGAGAAGACCAAAATAATCCTAATCGTCCTATTGAGACTTGTCGTTATGAAAATTGGATGAAAGATAGGGGTTTTCAGTTTGAGGTGATGGACAATTTTGAAATTCAAGTCCCTGATTTAGGTTTATCTTTACCAACAGACTACCTTGTAGGTGACCGTTGGAATGTAGGAGACATTGACACCAGACGAGAAACAAATGTGCTGTCATATTTGGACAAATATACATTCTTAGACTATAACAATGATTTGCTGACCAACGCATATATTATTAAGAATTCATCCAAACCTTTTATTACAAATCTAACTGGTGTTGCCGTTCTAGGTGATTTGTTGAATAAAGAACAATTCATTGTTTGGAAATCTGAAGATTGGAAACCAGAATTCCGTAAAGGTGAGAATATCACTTGGGATAACGGCAAAGATATCAATAAGGTTTTTGCAAAACATTTTTATGGTGACAGAAAATCAAAATTGATACATGCAAGTGATTTGGAGAAAATGTTGTGATTGTCAATATTGAACCTGGAACTTTTGGTGGCAGATTACGAATGGGTGATTTGGTTGCCGTTTGTAATGTAGTTGAACACATTAGAAAAATAAACAATAACAATGACATCAAATTCAATGTAAAATTGAATGGAATAAGTGATGATGATTATTGTAGGCAATTTTATTCTTTTTTAGTAGAAGAAACAAATTACTTCAGTTTAGATGAAGGTGCAGAATCTCTTCCTTGGCGTAATGTGAATCTATGGGACTTCAGAGATATCGGCGGTGATTTGGTCAAAATTCCAAATACACAGGAGATGAAAAAGAAAATTGTTATATTTCCTTTATTTGATGCACCATATAACACTTATCGTAATTGGCCAAATTACATATTTGAAGATTTGATTAAACAATATAATCGTGAAGAATATAAAGACTATGAGAAAGTTATTTGTTCCAAAATAAAATACAATATAGATGGTTGGCATTCTAGTGATTCCATTATTGCCAACCTAATTCATATTATGGAAGCAGAGATTTTCATTGGTGGTGACACAGGAACAACACATTTTGCCTTTGCGCTTGACAGGTCGCCTAAAACTATGTTATACTATAACTCCAGTAGAGCACTGGTTCATACTTTACCTTTCTATCTTATGGAGGGTAAAGGCAAAATGACAAGTTATTGGTTGGATTTTGAAGGTAGTACATGGCAATAAGCATCACTTGCATTGATACTTTAAACTATGACAGAACGGCCAAGGCGCTAAACCGAACACTCGAAACACTCAAAGGTAAAATTGAAAGAGTGCATTGGTTTAGTGATATACCAGCACCAAAGGTAGATTGTGATGTTTCATGGCATTATATTAGACCAATTCGAAAAGACCAGGTACAGCATGACCTGAATCAAATTACACTCAAATTAGTTCCATCTGTTGTTAGAGAAGAACACAATTTAATCATTCAGTATGATGGATTTGCAGTAAATGCTGATGCATGGACAGATGAATTCTTGGAATATGATTACATTGGAGCAGTTTGGTCTTGGCATCATAAAATTTATGGTACTAAAAATCAAGTTGGTAATGGTGGATTCTCATTGAGAAGTCGGAAGTTGTATGATGCAATATTAGACTTTGACCTTGTGAATAAACCACAAGAACAAGAAGATAACATGATTTGTCGTATTTACGGAGATGAGTTGGAACAAAAATATGGCATAAAGTATGCACCAAATGAACTGGCAGACAGATTTAGTATTGAAAACAATTTGACATCAACTTGGATAGGTAAAAGTCTTGGATTCCATGGCACCCATGGAATTTCAAGTTATTATGGTATATCACTATAATAATTTGTATAAATAAGTTAATCGGCAACCAAAGTGTGTTGCATTTCACAGGAAATCCATGAAGTCTTTCATTAATTTTTTAAAAGAAGAAACCGAAGAAGGCGCAAAACTCAAGCATATTCACCATGCTGAGGATAGACCATTATTCCATGGCGCAAAAGGTTTTGAACATGCAAAAGGCGCTTTGATGCAGGCGCACAACCACATCAAATCTGGTGGTAATAGTTCCTCATTGACAATGAAATATGATGGGTCTCCTTCAGTAGTTTATGGCCATCATCCAGAGACTGGCAAGTTCTTTGTGGCATCCAAGTCTGCCTTCAATAAAACACCTAAGCTAAACTACACACACAAAGACATCGAGAAACACCATGGACACGCTCCTGGTCTTATGGACAAGTTACATGCATCATTGAATCACCTAAAGAAAATTGCGCCTAAAACTGGCGTATATCAAGGTGATTTGATGTTTACCCATGATGATTTAGAACATAAAAAAGGTGGTAAGGTATCATTTACACCAAATACCATCACTTATACTGCCAAAGGTGAGGATGCCGAGAAGGCTGACAAGTCTAAAATGGGTATTGTGACACATACACAATATCATGGTGATAATATCACTTCCATGAAGGCTGATCCACATCCAGATTTGCACAACTTCAAGCA